AACAGCCTTAGACATGGACAAGTTCTCTAACTCTATGTCGTTTGTGGCTCCAGTTGCAAGTGTGGCAGGATTTTCTTTGGAAGATACCACTGCAATCTTGGGAACGCTTGCCAATGCAGGTATCAGTGGTTCTATGGCAGGAACAGCTTTAAGAACTATGATGCTTGACCTAACAAACTCCTCATCAAAATTATCAAAAGAACTAGGCACAGGGATAGATAGTGTTGAAGACCTAGAGAAAGCCTTACAAGAATTAAAAGACTCAGGGATGCCTACGGAAGACATGCTAAAGCTTGTAGATAAAAGAGCAGTTTCAGCATTTAGTATTTTACTTGAAGGCACAGGCACAATAGGCGATTTGGCAACGCAGTTTGACAACGCTAATGGCGCAGGGCAGGCTATGGCTACAGAAATGCTTGACACCTTACAGTCTAAATTTAAAATCATGCAATCAGCCACAGAAGATTTGGGCATAGCATTTTTTGACACATTTGATGATACGCTTAAAAAAGCCACAGATGTTATGACAGATGCAATAGGTGGTTTATCTGAAATGTTTAAGTTAATGGATGAAAGCCCACTTGAAACAGCCATAAGACATATTGATGAACTGGGTGGGAACACACTAGAGCTTAGAACTGAGCTTGCAGAATTAAATTTAGAACAGGCTAAGATGGGGTCAGAGAGTCTTCCTACTATAAATGAAGCTATGGAAAAGCAGAAATCAAACACAGCAGAACTTATAGAGCAGGAAAGGTTACTAAAAGAAGCGCAAGAGCAACTAACAGAAAAACAAAATGAGGGTATGCAGTCAAGTATAGCCCTTGAGGGTGGCAGGGTTAGGCAAAACGCAGAAGCACAAAAAGCTATTGCCAATGCAATAGAAGAAAAAGGTAAGATTATAGAAAGGATTGAAGCCCTTAAACAAGACAACGAAGCGCAGACAGAAGCTATTAAAAAAAGGCAAGAGCTAACCCAAGCAGAAGCTGACCTAAAAGGTGTTAGGGCTGAAGCAGATGAAGCTAATAAGGTCAGGGTAGAAGAAACAGACCCCAAAGACCTTGAAGGTAAGGAAAGCCTTGTTAAAGTGGCTACAGCAGAAATTCAAATCCTTCAGCTAAAGCTGGCACTGTTGGAAGAAGGTGAAGGCGCAAGAGAAGCAGAAAAAGAAGCACTGCAGTTTCAGCTAGAAAATGCAGACAGTTTAAATATCTCAGAAGCCAAAAGGCTACAGCTTAAAATTCAGCTATTGAAGATAGGACAGCAAGAGGCTAAACAAGATAAGAAAAAAGCACAAGACGATGAAAAACAGCGCAAAGATGAGATTACCCAACTTATTGCAAACTCAAACAATGCTGAAGAAGCCTTAGAGAAAAAAGTTAGAGCTGAAGCAAGCAACGCACTAGCCAGCTTGGTTAGAAGTGTTTTTGAGTCTCAACCATTTCCACTAAACATTGCACTGGCAGGTGGGGTGGCTGTTGCTGGGACTAAGGCTATAGATTGGGCTATTGGACAGGCTAAAGGAATTAAACTAAGACAGGGTGGATTTATTGAGGGTTTTGGTGGTGGCGATAGAGTGCCAGCAATGTTAGAACAGGGTGAATTTGTTCTAAACAAAGAAGCTGTCCAAAATATAGGAATTAACAACCTTTCAGAATTAAATGCTGGAAAAAATGGTGGTGGAATGAATATTGTTTTCAATGCTCCAGTGACCAATGAAGATTTTGTAAAAGATTTTATAGTACCAACCATTAGGGAAAGCCAAGAAAGGAACCTTAGCTAATGGCATTAAGCCAACCACATGCTGATTATACTTCAGCACTAGCAAGTGGAATGATTGAAGACTATTTGGTGATTTTACACTATTATAATGCTTCTGCTAATGGGACTGTTGGAATAAGCATGAGAACTGGAGAAACTATAGACTCTGTAGAATATACACCCTGCATAACTAAAGCCCCTGTCATTAGAGAAAAAATAGATTTAAAAACCTACCAAGCCAGCTTTGGGAATGTAACCTTAGATTGTGTTGACTTTCCAACAAGTGTTTCAACCTTTGATTTGTCAAATGATGCAGACTATTTTTCAGGGGAGTTTTATGAAAACAGTGGAAGCAGATATTATATAAACCAAAAAGTTGAAATCTATTCAATGTTAAATGACTCAGATGACATTGCAAAATGCTTAAAAATATTTGAAGGAAGATTAAGTAAAACAGACATTGATTGGGGAAGCAAAAGGATTAGGCTTCAAGTAAGTGCCTACAACCCATTTGACCATATTATGATTCCAGTAACTAGGGACAGTGAGGAAAATATGCCAGCTCCAATTACTTATGGGGCTTATACCCCAAACACTTATGGTGCCTATGCTACTTCTAAGACCCTTTGGAAAACCCCAATATTGGACAAGGGAAGACAGCAGTTTGTTAGAGCTTTATTAAGGGATAGTTCTGTTTCAGCAGATGCCCAGCCCCATGTTTATGATGAACCACTAGACCAGTTTATCCCAATAGCAACAGGCTCAGGTGGCAGTTTGGATTCTGCTAGTGAATCTTATAATAGTATCCATGTTTCTTATGCAGATTTCAGGTTGTATAGGTCAGCCAAACAAAAACCTATAGGATATTCTAGTGACTCAGGCAGTGGATGGACAAACACAGACAACGCTTTTAACAATTCCAGTGCAGATGACACCACAAACTATGCAACCTCACAGCAGGCAACAGATTCAATTTCAGGGGGTGGCACACCTGATTCCACAGACAGTAATGATGTTGGTGTTTTTGACCTGCCACAATATTCAGGAAGACCCACAGCATACACCATTGTGGTTGCTTATAAACTGCATGGAACAGTCTCAGATGCTGTTAGCTGGGGTGGTGATGCCCTTGTAAGACTAAATGCAAGGCTGGATGATAATGACTTTTCCGATGCAGACAGCAATTCAGTTTGGAATAAAACAACCAACCAACTTACTATCTCAGAAGCAGGCTCAGGTGATAGCTCAGGGGTGAGTGGCTCAATAATAACACAAACCTTAACAGCAAATGTTGCCACCTTAGATGGATTTCCAAAACAATTAGCCCTTAGAACTGAATCTTTATTAGAGGAGCATAGTGGAACTGGAACTTTTTTACACTATGCAACAATTTATGATATTAGAATAAGCTGTGTTCAATCTATTGATGTTTCGCAGGCAAACAACAATCTTCAATCAGGAATGAGAGAAGTTTTAGGGTTGGATTATTTATATTGTGGTGCAGACGGATATACCCAAAGCTGGTCAACCAGCACAGCCTTAACAACTATAGTAGATATGCACAGGGATTTGGTTTACAGGTTTGGTGGAATAACAACTGCCCCTACTAACTGGTCAGCCCTTGATTCTGCAAGGTCAAATTATGCAGTAAACCATAGCACATTTAAAATCCAAAGCCTGCAAGACCTGATGAACCAGTGCCAGTTTGAGGGTAATTTTATTTTTAGGGTGGATTGTCAGGGAAACTATAAATATATAGACCCACACCCATCTTCAAACGCAAAGACAAGCACAAGTGGTGGAAACTTGGATTTTGCAAAGGCTGAAATAGCAGGTGTAAAATTTAAAATAACACCAAGCTCTGATGTGGTTACAAAAATGAAACTAAACTACAACCAACATCCTGCCACTGGAGAATGGCAAACCATCTCAACCGTAACCAACACAAACCCAAGAACTAGATATAATTATGGGACTCAAACAAATGAAAACATTAAAGAATTAAATTTTCACATTTTAAATGATTCTACAGGAATATCTAATTGGAAGGATAAAAGATTTGCACATTATGGAGAGCCAAGAATGGTGGTCAGCTTTGATGTTCTACACCCCAAGTATTATTATATGGAAGTGGGTGATGTTTTTCAGTTCTCAGATATTGGATATGTTTATGGAAAAGACGTTTCAGGTGACAATGTAGGCTTTATAGTTACCGAACTAAAAAGAACCGTTGGAAAGCTAAGTGTAGTTGGGTACTGGTTGGGTGATGAGTAGGGTGTTTAAACAGACTGAAACAGAAAAAATTAAAGGAATAATCTTATGGCAGTAACCTCAGCAAAGTTTGCCAGCGCAAGTGATGGTACTGGAAATGGCACTTATACACCTGACACTAATCCACAGGTGGGTGTTAGGTATGGTAGAAACTACAATGGAATAGTTGTAAACAGAGCCTATAACAACACAGCTTACACAGTTGAAAAGTGGGGCAGAAAACGCAGTTGGAATCTGCAATATACCCATTTAGATGCTACAGACAAAACAAGACTAGAAGCCCTTTTTGAATATACGGAAGGCAGAAAAAATGGTTTTTATTTTTCTGAAGATGGTTCCAATTATAGTTACAATGTAAGATTTTTACAGGACTCATTTGAGTTTACAGAAG